CTTTCAGCAAATTAAGTTCTTCCTCAATTTTTACTGATGCCTCTTGGCATTCAGTCGAGAGTTCATCTTTATTCATCACCGTTCTCCTCTGTCGTTTCATACCAATCCAAGTTTTCCGTTCCTCCTGATATAGTATGTTCGATCCAATCCTTACAAGTCTCATAATCAGCAGGGGGATTATTGCCTTTGACATCGCAGTTATAATAATTCGCAATACCAATCCTTGCATCTTCGCTTAAATCGAAAGTAATTCTAATCTTCATATTTCATCCTCCACTTGCAGTTTGGTATTCAACTGGTGCTGGATCGCTGCGATCCCTTTCCTCAGCCAATCCAGCTGGAGTTGGAATATCTCTGTTTCCCAATCTTCATTGTCGTGCAGTCTAGTTAAGTGAGCTATTCGATTCTCCGCCACGTTGGCAAGCTCTCTTAGTTCATTTATGGCTTTATTGCGCTCTTTTATTGTCATGCTCTACCCTCCTCTTGGTAGTGTGTAGGTGTAATCTCTGGTAATCGTGTAGCGAATTGTTTTTTGGACAGCTGTTCTCTCGTCCTGAAAAATCCATCATGCTTTGGATATGCCCTCATGAATCGTCTGGCATAAAAGGCTCGATAGTTATTATTCAATTTGAAGGTGTGAATACCATCGCCGCCAGCGTCCATCTCCCATCTGATCCGTTCAAATATTGCGTTGACAGAATAGTGGGAATAACCTTTGCCGATCATTTGAAATGTGAACTCACAAAATAGATCCCATACTTCGGGGTGCTTAGAATGATATTCGGTTACTTGCTGGCGGATCTCGTCCTCTCGAGTCAAGGCCCTGGGTATGAAACTACCTGAAACCCTTGGTTTATCTGCCACTGGGGTATTGGTATAATTATTATTCATCGCAATATTATCCTCCAAATAAAAAATTATTTCGGCAAATCTAGCCTTCGATGTAAAAAAGAATTGATAGATACTGCTATATACACGACATAACAGTATCGACTATTCCTCTTAACTAAGTTTTAACGTGCTGTCCTCTTGCTCAATAGCTTTACTCAATCTTCTGATCTCTACTCTGAGTACGCTAATTATTATTGGCGAGAAGGGCGGATCTCCCATACATATTTCTGGGTTGTTGTAGTTATGGACTTCCTTTAAATCCGATCTCATAAGCTCTAACACATTTCTGAGGTGATCTATGCTATCCATGATTGAATACCTCCCCTGTCTCTCTCTCGCAATCTTTTCTGAAACCCAACTCGATAACAGCTTCCTCGAGCCTGTAAAGCTGATTTGATCGCTTGGCTATTACTGCTATTACTTCCTCCTTAGAATGATCCCAGCGGCTCTCTGAGGCTCCGTAAGCTATCTTATATATCTGGTCAATAAACCCTTGATCCGATAGTTCAGCTGCTAACAGCTTGTTGATTCTATCCATCACATAATGCATATGACCGCCTACCATCCAATGCTCGATCTCTTGGATCTCAAGGCCATCTTCACCTAGATAGCTTTTACCATTCTTCCAGTTGTAGATAGTCGCTACCATTCCATCCTCGAACTCAATCACCCACTCACAATCAACCTTCTCTCCGAATTCATAGGATTGCTCTGTAGGCTGTCCGAATACGGATACCAGCTTATTGAATGTTGCCCTGATCTCACCCTTCTTGCTGGAAAGGTGAATCAAGTCTGCGTCATAAGGTGGTCTGTGTGTTTTAAACATATTGTTATCCTCTTGGTTAAATTTACTTAAAAATATCTTTTAGAGCTGATGCCATCTTTGATCTGATATCTGAATACTCAGACTCAAGGGTGTCGATCTCCTTTTGGACTTCATCGAGATCTACTGGGTCTGAGGCCCTAGCAGCCTCCATCTCAGCAAACTGATCCATCATTTCTCGGTTCTCTCTATCTCTCCTACCATCTGCTACGCCTTGGTTATAGACAGATTCAATAATCTTCTTGAGGCGTTCTGTCGTGTATACAATTTCCATCTCATTCTCCTCTTGGTTTCAGTTTTACAATTACTTCATCAATCTCGTCTGTGGTGTGCTTGTTGGGGTCAAAGAATTTCTCATACTCGGGCTCGAGATCTTCGTCTGGGATAGAGACCAAATAGTTGAAAAATGGTGATTCCTCTCCAAAGATCTCCGAGATCCCACAGCAGAGCATCGCCGCCCATTCTCCAAATTTCTCCTTCGAGTCTGAATCAAAAAAACCTGATCCCATGCCATTGCGGGTGTACCAAAATAGTGAAGCGACCTCTCGAGTGAATTCTGGGTCGTGCCAGTGGTTAGTCGATCCATCCAGCCAGATACGCGCTGGGGCTGCGGATATGAAGCCGAGACAGTCGCAAATAGCCTTCCTTATAAAGTCAGGAGCTATAAATCCGTCAAGGCCGCTGTCAAGATCATAGCCAGCTCTCTCCGCGATCCCTCGCCAGTCCTCCGTAAATGATATGGCGTTTATATACCCAGCTATAAATATCTTCTCGTCATCTTTCAGCGGGAATGATTCGATAGTTTCGTGCTTGAGAATTAGATCCTCAGCTATAGTTTTATATTGCATTGTGAGGGCCTCTAGTTCGTCAGGTATGCGTAATCGTTTATTTGAATATACTTCCACCATCCATACATAATTCCAGCGTTAGGCATCTCATAGGAGAGCCTCAGCCGCTTGGGTGTGCGCTTCTCTATCCAGCACCAGCGATCCGCTTGATTAATCTCCATTCCAAAATTGTCGTGGGAGACTAAAACCCTGCGACCGAAAAAGAAAATCGTGATAATTCTTTCGGCCTCTGCAACTGATAGGTTGCTGATGACATAATCTTGAAAGCTCTTGCGACTGGCTAGAGAATCCGAGAATCTGAGATTGACTGTCCCTAGATTTTTATCCCTTTCGTAATCAGCTCTTATGGCGACAGTCCTTCCGTTGACTTCGATATGATCTAAAATCCCACTGGTGCTAACAGCTTGTAATGTGTCTAATATCATTAGCTATCTCCCAAATATTTAGCGGTTATCGTTATACCTGTCGCATCTATCTTCCAGACAAAATTGTAGAATTTCTCGTCCATCCAATCTGCTCCAAATAACTCTGTCATGGATTTATTAACGAGATCTATTGTTGCTCCTCGAGCGGTGTCAGATACTTTTTTAGCTCCTTTCTCATTCCAGTCGATACGGACGCTAGGGGCTTTGCTAAATATATCCATATAGGTTATGTCATATCGTCTGTTGGCTGTTTGGTGTGGACAGTTCTTAGTCTGTCGCCACGCTCGGATATTACCTCGGTTCATTGTCGCCTTGTTCTCCACAATAAGCGGGTTGTTTAACTTTTCCTCGATTTCGTCATAACTGGTACAAAAATTGTTATCTTCATAGCCAGTCCCTTCGAGCCAATAACCCCATCCTGAATCATCTCTTACTGGGGTAATTTCAATGTTTAATTTTGCTGCTTTTTCTCTTAATTCATTTAATCTCATGGTTCACTCCTTAGTTAATTTGATTAGGTTGGATACATATCAGTTATGCAATGAAGGGTAATTCCCGCTAGAGCGATTAAAGCCAGCGGAGTCCAAAGGTATCCTGACATCCCATAGAACAGTGCTGCGAAACAAAATAAAAAACCAAAAAGTGCCAGCAGTATGCTTGCAATAAATTTGGCGGTTTCTTTAAATATACTCATTCATCTATCCTCATTCGGTTAGTTTGATTAGCAGAGCTAAAAGCGATTTCTCTCTGCTGTCTCTGTAATAGAACTCAGCGGTGGATCTACTGGGTTCTGGGGCTCTTTTCATTCTAGCCAGCTCATCTATTGTCAATCTGTATAGAATTGCTGAGTCGGCTGCTGAGAGCGTTATATCTAGTGGTTTACTCATCTTTCAGTTTTTCCTCCCATTCATCTACTGAAACCTTTTTCCCGTCAATCTTTGCTGACGTAAATAATCTGCCACCGGATTTCCAAGTATCGACCTTCCACATACCAACTGGGGCTCGTGTCTTGTGAGATCCGTCTTTGTTCTTTGTCTTTAGCTGAATTAGCGGCTTGCCAGCGTCCAACCATCTCTGATGCTTGGCGGGTGATGTCTCTCGGAATTTGTGCTCGATCTGTTTAACGGTATTCCACTGGTCTTTGTCTTGAAATACCTCTCGGATCTCGTCCTCTTTCATGAAAGGACAGTAAACGCAGCTGCTCTTGACTACTTTGAGATTCATCTTCTCGAGATAGTCCACGCAGATCTGTCGTGTCCAGCCCCATTCCTGTAAGGGATACTCGTACTCATTGGTATCATTCTTGGGCTTAGTGAATCTTGCGGATCTGCGGCCCTCGTCTGCTTCAATACCAATTAGCATGGTGAATTCTGTATCTGGGTAATTCGTGGTTAGGAATCGCTGGATAACTTCAGCTTTAAATTTAACTGAACAGAGATGACTTGCCCCTTGCGGTAAGAGTGGGAGACTACCGTTGCGGAGAAGCCACTCTGTCAGATTCTCTTTGTGGTGGGTGACAATATCGAAAGGGATATTCTGGGATTCACAGAAGCCTTTAAACTTATTGACGTTATTGTAGGTCTCTTTTTTCTCTGCTCCAGTATCCGAGAATACAACGTGATCTATATTCAGACATCCAGTGAGGAGATGCTTGAATAACATTGCAGAGCTATCAACTCCTCCACCAAAGCAGAGAATACGCTTTCGAGTTTTATCAATATGTTTTCCAGCCGAATCGAATGTTGGCTGATCGGGTTGATCGAAACCTAGTTGTTGCTGCATCGAATTTCCTCCCACAAAAATTCTGAATAGCACGTTATTTGGTATATTTATACTATAGCGTTGGTGATGTCAAATACTTTAAATATAATTTATATATCGAATTAATCACTTCACAATTCGCGTGTGATACTTGACAATTAACATAGCTCGAGCTTTGCGTTGGTTTTTTGTTATCCTCCCATCAGCTCAAAGCTTGGGCTAACATCATCACCTTTTTGCCACTCCTCGAAACCGTGATGTTAGGGCTCCTCTGAAGCGACAGGGGGGCCCTTTTTATTTATGGAATAGAATATGTCGGAAAAACATAAGGGCCTTTTAAAGCGGGCTGGTGTAAGCGGTTTTAATAAGCCCAAAAAGACCCCAGGGCATCAAACAAAGTCTCATGTTGTTGTTGCTAAGGAAGGCGACAAGGTAAAAACAATTCGTTTTGGTCAGCAGGGAGTGAGTGGTGCTGGCAAGTCTCCCTCGAGCGCATCCGAGAAGGCTAGGCGTAAATCATTCAAGGCTCGTCATGCTAAGAATATTAGCAAGGGCAAAATGTCAGCTGCTTACTGGGCAAACAAGGTCAAGTGGTAATAATTGGGTCCATTTTAGTAATTTCATTTTTTAGCGTTGTGATAGTGATAGTGGAGTTGTTATGAAAGGTTTGCTACCGAAGGCTGGGCTTTATGAGAACATCCACCGCAAGCGTAAACGTATCGCAGCTCAGAAGGCCTCTGGTTCTAAAAATGTCGAATCCATGCGTAAGAAGGGCGATCCGCTGCGTCCAAAGGATGAAGATTTTAAAGCGGCAGCTCGAACGGCTAAGAAATAATCCACTATGGAATCGCAACTAGCCGGAGATCCGGAACTGCTGGATCGAATCAAAGAACATGAAGGATATCGAAGGTTCTGCTACGAATGCACAATGGGCGGAATTACTGTGGGCTATGGGACTCTGATTGAGGCTGGTGGGCATGGGATACCCGAATACATAGCCGAGCTACTGCTGAGAGACTATCTTCAAACCATCGAGTCGAGGTTAAAGGCTCACGGGTGGTTCATGCGGCTAAATGAGGCTAGGCAGCACTGTATCATGGAAATGGCCTATCAAATGGGCGTTGAAGGTGTGCTGGGCTTTCAGAACATGATAGCGGCCCTCGAGAGAGGGGACTGGGAAGCTGTTGAAACCGAGGCCCTTGATAGTCGATGGGCCAAGCAGACACCAGCTAGGGCTGGCGATGTAGCAAGCAGACTGAGAGCTGGCTAGCACTCATCATGCTGAAGTATGAATACTTGCGCGAATTTGCGCGTACTCCTCGCCAACAGGAATTGTTGGATTGGCTGGGTAAAACAGACTCGGTGCATGAATGCGCTAATGCAATGGGTATTAGTGATCGAGCGGTCTATAGGACGCTACAACTTATTCAGAAGGAAGCTTCGAGGTCTGGGGTATCACCTGATCGCGGGGTTAATCACCAAGTACCTGAAGGCTTCGTAGTGAAGGGAACATCAACCCTCTACGATGAATCTACTGGTGAAGCTAAGATACAGTGGGTCAAGACCCAATCGGCAGTAGAGTCTAGGCTCGAAGAGATCCATGAGGCGATATGCGCTGCTATGGAGGAGCATAAAGGGGTATACAAGCCCCGCAAGACCCCTAGATCAGACAACTCTGACCTAATGACAGCTTATGTACTGGGTGATCCGCATATAGGCTGCTATGCACACGCTCAGGAGGCTGGAGAGAATTTCGATATCAAGATAGCTAGACAAGATTTGATATCCGCTACATCGAGGTTACTGAGAGCAGCCCCTAAAACAGATAGGGCATTGATATGCAATCTGGGGGACTTCTTTCATGCAGACAACCGAGGCAATACAACTACACGAGGAACACCTGTCGATGTAGATACTAGGTGGCCTCTGGTGCTACAAGCTGGGTGTATGCTCATGGTGGATCTAATCACTATGGCGTTATCGAAGCATCCTTCTGTAACAGTATTAAACTGTATCGGAAACCATGACGATCACTCGAGCGTAATGTTATCGGCATTCTTGGCAGCCTACTTCCATGAGGAGGAGAGAGTCGAGATACTACCGACAACCAATAAGTTTCATTATGTGCAGCATGGTAAGACGCTGATAGGTGCTACTCATGGGGACACCATCAAGCTAAACTCATTAAGTGAGATTATGGCTACGGATCAGCCTGAGATGTGGGCTCACGCGCAGCATAGATACTGGTATACCGGACATATACACCATACAACAAGGCAAGAACTAAGGGGTTGCGTTGTAGAATCATTTAGAACCCTGGCCGCTAAAGATGCTTGGCATATGAATAGCGGATACCGATCCGGAAGGGATATGTACTGCATAGTGCATGATAAGGAGTATGGCGAGGTTGAACGCCATAGATGTGATATACGGAGAGCTAGGAGTGAAATACAAGCATGACACCTAAGACCCTCGAACCAAGAAGCAAGTATAACGATTTTGATCTCGATAAGGACGGTATAGTCAGTGACGAAGAGCTGGATCGAGCTAAAGAAATGATGGAGATGGAGTTGCGCGAAGAAAAATCTGAAGCGCAGAAAATGATGGCATGGCTGGCTATCATTGTGATGATACTCGCTACCATTATCCTGTTTACGCCCCTGATACCTGACAGTAGGGTTAACGCCCTCTCGGATCTACTGGGCTTATTCTATTTTTCATTATGCGGAATAGTGGGAACCTATATGGGGGCCACAGCGTTTATGCACCATACACAGGCTAAAAAATAAAATATGGCTATCGGAAACTTGATGGGCAAGATATTTGGCTCTGAGAAGGCCATAGGAGCGGCCATAGACGGCATATCGAATAGTCTTGATGCTCTGGTATACACTGACGAAGAGAAGGCTACAGCCGCCGCTGAAGAGAGAACGCAAGCTAGAGGTATGGTCATAGAGTGGATGCGATCCACCAGTGGTCAGTCGTTAGCTAGAAGGCTTATTGCAATATCCATTACGTTTATATGGCTAATGCAATATGTCTTTGGCTGGGCGATGGTAATTGGAAGTTTATTTGTAGAGCCTGATATAGCTGCCAGAATGAAGGAGGCATCTTCTTTGACGGCAGAATACGCCGATGGTATGACTGGCGCTGTAATGCTTATCTTGAGCTTTTACTTTGCAGCCCCTCATATGGATAAAATTGTAGGCCCTGCTTTAGAGCGTTTTGGCAAACGAAGAGAAAAGACTCCCGCAAATGACGGAACATCTTTTTAGAGGAATAGGTAGTGAAAATGTTAATTGAGCCCACAATTAGCTGGGGCGATATAGCGATGTGTGCTGGCCTTAGTATTACTGGGATATTGGCTTTTACGGACGTTTCGGAAAGTGTTGCTATGAACAAGATAACCATAGAACACGTTCAGGCCGCATATAACACGCTCGATGCTAATCATAGAGAACATCTCGAGCAAGAGAGGGCAGAGCGTCAAATGATGCGACAAGAGCTTAGAGAAGATCTTAGAGCTATAGCAACCAAGCTAGACAGATTAATTGAAGGAGGCTCACAGTGAATAATGCTTATATACCATCCACTTTTCAAATGAGGCAATCAACGTATGGCGGTGTCCAGCCTATACAGATGAATGCTCCTGTAGCACCTAGACCCAATACAGCGCAAGCTAGAGCTGATGTAGGTCAGGCAACATTGCCGAATACATTAACGGCTCAAGGTATGCAGACTATGGGTGTGCCAAAAACACCAACTAAAGGTTTAATTGGCAGAAAGATGCCAGGGTTTGATAGAAATCCTATGGGAATGTATGGACGATAATTTTGAAGATGAGCCTAAGCGCAAGCGAGGCCGACCAAAAGGAAGCTACAGTAAGGCTTCTAAGGCTCAGGTAGAGCGTATTACCTCTCAGGGCAAGCTATCGCCCCTAGAATACTTGGCCTCGATCTATCAAAGCGAGGCAGAAGAAACACGAACACGAATAGAAGCTGCTAAAGCTGCCGCCCCTTATGTTCATGCTAGATTAGCGTCTACTGAGTTTAAGGCCGCAGTAACGGAGATTACACAAGAGGAATGGCTGAACAGCTTGAACTAACAAGGATCAAACTTAAAGATGACTTCGAGTTTTATGCTCGAAATTGTTTAAAAGTAAGATCAAAGTCTGGTGAAGTAAAACCGTTGTTGCTGAACAAAGCACAGCTATTCATCCATGCTTGCATTGAAGAACAAAAGCGTAAGACTGGGCAAGTAAGATCTATCATCCTTAAAGGTAGGCAACAAGGCGTGTCTACTTATGTCGAGGGCAGATATTACTGGCAGACTACCCACAGAAAGGGAGTCAGGGCCTTCATTCTTACCCATGAAGCTGATTCAACCTCGGCTCTCTTTGAGATGGTTGAGAGGTATCACGACTCAGCTCCCGATTTTGTAAAGCCTGTAACTGGAGCCAGTAACGCTAAGGAATTAATCTTTAGTAAGCTGGATTCAGGATACAAGGTAGGAACTGCTGGAAATAAGAGTGTTGGTCGAGGGACTACCCTACAATACTTTCATGGATCGGAGGTGGCATACTGGCCTAATGCCGCAGAACACGCTAAGGGGATCTTGCAAGCTGTACCGGATGAACCGGATACAGAAATAATTTTAGAGTCTACTGCCAATGGCGTTGGAAACTATTTCTACCAACAATGGCAACAGGCAGAGGCGGGAACCAGCCCATTCCAAGCGATATTCGTTCCTTGGTACTGGCAAGATGAATATATTAAGTTTGGACTAAACCTTGTCCCGACTAGCGAAGAAGAAAAACTTATTGAGTTATACGGACTTACGAAAGAGCAATTAGCATTTAGGCGATCCAAGATTGCCGAGCTATCTGCCGATGGCATAGACGGAGAATTTGCTTTCAGGCAAGAATATCCGATGTCTGCACAGGAAGCCTTCCAAGTTAGCGGAGGAGATAGTCTGATACGGCCAGAGCTGGTAGTACAGGCTAGGCAGAATAAAGTATTAGCTATAGGGCCCCTTATTATTGGGGTTGATCCAGCTAGATTTGGTGATGACAGAACAGCCATAGTTAGACGTAAGAGTAGGGCTGTGTTTGACCTCGAGACATATGAAAAGAGGTCTACTATGGAAATTGCTGGTATAGTTCACTCTATTATTAAACGAGAAGATCCCATGCAAGTTGCCGTAGATGTTGGTGGCTTGGGTGCTGGTGTAGTAGATAGATTGCTGGAGCTGGGACATGATGATGTTGTAGTGCCGATTAATTTTGGCAGCGCATCACTAGATCCTGAAAGGTTTTTAAATCGCAGGGCAGAAATGTGGTGGAATCTTAGAGACTGGCTCGATGGAGATATGCCAGTAATGATTCCGGATCGAGATGATCTACATACCGACCTATGCGCTCCACAATATAAATACGACTCTAATTCTCGAAGAAAACTAGAAAGTAAAGATGAAATTAAAAAGCGCGGATTTAGATCGACAGATTGCGCTGATGCTCTTGCTTTAACTTTTGCGGAGCCTCTTGTTATAAGAGATTCTGAACTTGATGAGCAGCCATCCATTGTGGATAAGGTTGCGGGTTACTAAAGGATTGCTATGCACGATGAAATTCATAATGAGTTGAAAAACTCTAACGAAGATGAAGAGCATGAGCTAGAGATAGCAGAGCGATTACATACTTTTGCCTCTCGTTTAAATCGTTTAGCTTCCGAGCAAGTTGCAAAACGTGGACAGATCGAACAGAGATGGTTAGAGGATATTAGACAATATCATGGCGAATATGATGCTCAGGAAAAAACCTTATTAGCTAAAGCAAAAGGTTCTGAGGTATTTGTCAATATTACTAGAAACAAAACGAATGCAGCAGAAGCTCGTTTGCAGGATATGTTATTTCCTACAGACGATAGAAACTTCGGTTTGTATGCGACTCCTGTGCCTGAGCTGGACTATTTGAGTCAACAGCAGCCCGAAACACCTGAAGAGCAAACGCCTATACAGATGGCCAGAGAAATTAAATCTGGCGCGACTGAGGCGGCTCTAGCGATGCAGGAGGTGATCGACGACCAGCTCCTCGAGTCGAGATACCATATTAAGGCTCGAGACATTATTCATGATGCCTGTCAGCTAGGTACGGCCATAATGAAAGGCCCTATTATTGTTGGCAGAACCAAAAAGCGTTGGGATGTTATGCCTGACGGAATGAGTGTTTTGCAAATAGTAGAAGCTCTGGAGCCCACCATAGAGCGGGTAGATCCTTGGGATTTTTATCCGGACATGAGCGCAAAATCAGTTTCAGAAGCTGAGTTTGTTTTTGAGCGTAGAAGATTGTCTAAAAAACAACTTAGGGATATGGCCAATCTCCCTGGGGTGTTGCGAAGCCAGTTAAGAGAAATTGTAAGATCTGAAGCAAAGCAAACTCATATTGCTAAAGACTTTACTGACGATGTTAGAAATATTACTGGCATTGACACTGTTGGCGAAGGCAATAAATACGAGATCTGGGAATATCATGGGCCAATAAGCAAGTCAGAATTATCCGACGCTTTAAGGATGAGCGATGAACAATTAGTCGAAGATAGCGATGTTGACGAGCTAGACGACGAAATAGAAGCTACTGTATTTTTCTCTGGGGATAGAGTAATTAAAGTCTCTCTTAATCCGATGGATTCAAACGAAAGACCTTTTGCTGTATTTAACTGGGAGAAAGATGAATCTTCAATTTTTGGTTTTGGTGTCCCATGTTTAATGAGAAGCGCACAAAAAGTTATTAATGCTTCTTGGCGTATGATGATGGACAATGCGGGATTATCCGTTGCAGATCAGTTAGTTATAAACAAAGAACTTTTATATCCAGCTGACGGCACTTGGAATATGACTCCTAAAAAGATCTGGTATTTGCGAGACAAAACAAGATCGGTGCAAGAGGCGTTTTCATCATTCTCTACTCCTAGTCATCAAATGGAGCTTGCAAATATATTCACTATGGCAAGACAGCTTGCTGACGAAGAGACTAACTTGCCGCTAATAGCCCAAGGCGAAATGGGGCCGCACATAACTAAGACATCTTCTGGTATGGCGATGTTAATGAATAGCTCAAATATTGTGCTGCGTAAAGCTGTTAAAAACTGGGATGATGATATTACCAGACCTTTGATAACAAGATTTTACGATTGGAATATGCAGTTTAACGAAAAGCCTGAAATTAAAGGTGACTTTAGTATTGAGGCTCGAGGATCCGGAGCATTACTGGTAAGAGAGAAGCAGCAAGAGAATTTGATGATTTACTCTAACCTCTCCATGTCTATTCCAGAATTCAATAAGAGAAGAGACTGGGCAGAACTTGATAGAGAAATTGCCAAATCTTTAGAATTGCCTTATGACCAAATAACCCTGGGTGATGAAGAGATGGCAGAAATGGAAGCATTACAAATGGAAATGGCCTCCACTCAAGTAGATCCGGCCCAACAAAAAATTCAGCTTGAAGCCCAGATACAACAAATAGATATGCAGCTCAAGCAACAAAGATTGCAACTCGATGCTCAAAAAGCGGCTATGGACGCAGATATGGATCGGGCAGAGTTAGCTCAAGAAAGTGCGCTCGAACAAGCAAAGCTAGGACAACTTGAAAGATTAGAAATCATGAAGCTAGAAGCTCAAGAGCGTCTTAAACTAGCAGAATTACAACTAAAATATAGAATGAGTAACGAACAAATTCAAAACCGGACTGCTGTTGATATAGAAAAAATTAAAACAGACCGAGATAAAACCGCAGCTAACACTAATGTTAAGCTAACAGAAGCGCAGTTAAGGGCTCAGAATTTGAATTTAGGTTATGATAGTTACGGATAAATATGATAGATAAAAATTCTGCAACATGGAAAGCAATAGAACAATTTGTCAAACTAGAAAAGAAAGATTGCATAGATTTTTTAATTGCAGACAGAGATTCCGAAAGGCAGAGAGGATCGCTTGCCATTCTGGAGAAATTGGAGAATTTAGCAGACTCAGAAGAGGAACGAGCAACATCTCCGCTTAATTAACTAGCTAAGGCCGCTTTATAGCCGCCAAGGATATTTAGATGTCTAAGAAAGAAACAGAGCAATCGTTTGAAGATGCTTTCGATGAATTAGCTGGCGATGTGCAAGCACCCCCAGAAGAACAAATGTCCATACCCGATGAACCCGAAGAAGGAGAAGAAAATGTACTCATACCCGAAACCGAAGAAAAAGAAGAAACGCAAGCCCAAGGGCAGATAGATCCTGAGCCAGAAGAAGTTGAAGAAGTTGTAGAGGAAGAAGGGAAAGAAGAACCTGTTGAGCCGGATGTTGAGTCTAAGTTAAAGACAGCCAACGAAGAAGCTCAAAAATGGATGCACAAATATAACTCTGATCTTGGTAGGCAAAACGCATATCAAAAACAGATTGAAGAATTAAAGCAACAGAATAACGCATTGCGACAGCAAGCCTCTGGCAAAGATAACTCAAAACCTGATACTCTGACTGAAGATTATCCGGATATAGCAGAAGGTACAGATAGCAGAATTAATAAAGCTACAGAACCTTTAATGCAAAAAATTGCAGAGCTAGAACAAAAGCTCACGCCTATAGAGGAAAAGCAACAACAAGACGCCATAGGAGCGCAATACAATAAATTAGAACAAGAGCATCCTGACTATGTTGAAATATCCAAAGATCCGGAATTTCATAATTGGTTAGGAACTCAGCCTTTACCAGTAAGAGCTATGATCGAAAGCGAAGATGCAAGCGAGGCATCTTACTTGTTAAAGTTATACAAGAACGATAAGGGACTTGTTCCTACGCAGGAAGAAGCACCTTCAGAATTGAAGCAGCGAAGAGAAAAGCAGCTTCGACAAGCGCAAAACGTACCCTCTCGAGGGGGAAGATCTCAAGAAATTGTGCCGCCCAATGATGATTTTGAAGCCGCATTTGATTATTTCGCAAAAGATCAATAACCCAAGATAGTTAAGTTTTGCATTATGACTAACACCAAACATAGTGATGAAAATTATTTTTGCCGCATTAGCCGCATTGATTGGTTCTTCCTCCTTGGTCGGTGATTTGTCAATTATTTAAACCTTAATTGCCTATCAGTGAACCTATAAGGAGGCAGACTTTATGGCAACTACTACATACTCCGGCCTTTCACAGCGAACTAATGCCTATGCTGCGAAAGAAATGCTGGCACACGCTGAACCTATTTTATGTCTCAGCAAATTCGGCATGACTAAGCCAATGCCTAAGAATAAGGCTAATGTCGTCAAATTCAGACGACCTGTGCCTTTGGCGGTGGCTACTACACCTTTAACAGAAGGCACTCCGCCAACTGCTAAAGCGTTGACTTATGAAGATGTCACAGTAACTCTTGCACAATTCGGTGATATTGTTGAAATCACCGATGTTGTAAACGATTTGGCAGAAGATCCTGTATTAAAGGATTCTGCTCAAATGTGTGGAGAGCAAGCTGGCGAGACTATTGAGACTCTAATGTGGGGCGTTATTCAAGGCGGCACTAATGTCGTTTATTCTAATGGCTCTGCGCGTAGTGCTGTGAACACTGTTTTGACTTTAACAAAGCAGAGATCCATCACTAGAACTCTCAAAAGCAATCGCGGTAAGAAAGTTACTCAAATGCTTTCTTCTTCAGTGAAGTATGGTACTGAGGCAGTTGCAGCGGCTTACATAGCTTTTGCACATACTGACCTAGAATCTGACATTCGCGGCTTGGCTGGATTTACTCCTACTGAAAAGTACGGATCAATGAAAGCTCTACCTTATGAAATTGGTAAGGTTGAAGATGTGCGGTATATCCTTACTCCTGTACTCAGCTCTATAGCTGACGCTGGAGGATCGGCTGGCAGCATGGTGTCCACTACTGGTACATCTGCTGACGTATACCCAATCGTCTACGTTGCAAAAGACGCATACGGTCACGTTGCGTTAAAAGGTTCTGAAGCTATATCACCAACTATCATAAACCCAGGTCAGATCGACAAGAGCGATCCGCTTGGTCAAAAAGGAATGGTCGGCTGGAAAACTTATCACAAGTCTTTCATAGCTAATCAATCTTGGATGGTTCGTGCTGAAGTTGCAGCAACAGCTCTATAGTGAGCTAACCGCTTGATCGGGGGAGGTCTTTTGGCTTCCCCCTACGTTGGGGGCTTCGGCCCCCTTTTTATAAGCCGCCTTCGGGCCGCAAGGAGAAAAAAATGTCTGACGTAAATCTTTATAACTTATCTCTCGAGGAACTCAAAGAGCAAGCTAGGATTCTGGGTATAGCAATACGAGGCAATCCAAGCGCAGATACTCTTCGAGAAAAGATTAAGAATGCTGTAAATATTGAGCCAGCCGCAGATGCTAAGTCTGCCGCAACCGAAGATATAGACCGCAAAAAAGGTTGGAAAACGATAGTTATTGCAGAAGATGAATCAGATCAACAGCCTGTATTTGTTGGTGTAAATGGTAAATCCTATTGGATTCGTAGAGGTGAGCCAGTACCAGTACCCCCCGAAGTAATAGAGGTGTTAAATAATGCTAAACAGGTTGTATGGAATCCGAAGGACGGAACATCTAAAAATATTCCAACATATCCATTTCGCGTAGAGAGTTAATATGAATTTTTTGGCGTTGTGTCAAAGGCTTGTTCAAGAGACTGGTATTGCAGATGATGGCCCAGCTTTAGTGACTGGACAGATAGGTGATATGGGTCGAGTGGTTAATTGGATTAATGATGCTTGGCTTAAAATTCAATCTACTAGAGCGGATTGGAATTGGATGTGGAGTACAGGAACAGGGACTTTAACAGCTGGCACTAATACCATTACTTTACCTACCACTGTAGAAACAATACAAAGAGTCTCGATTGGTCAGGGATATTTGCAATCTTCTTCTTACAGCTCTTTTGCAGATGCTTATAGAGTGATTCAGGACGGAGATCCTAATGTCTGGTCGGTACAGCCGGACGGTGTATTAGTCTTTAATGCAAAACCAACAGCCAATAAATCAGTTACTTATGAATCTTATGCGACACCCTCGGCAATGGTTAATGGAACTGACGCTCCAGCAATGCCTGAAAGATACCATATGCTAGTAGTCTATGAAGCTTTACGCTCATATTCTCAATTTGATGAGGCTCCTGAGTTAGAGAAAAAAGCGTTTTTGTATTATGAAGAAATGCTTGCAGATCTTGAGAGAGATCAATTAGCAAGAATTGTTGCTCCAGAGGCTTTGGCGTGAGTATAAAATTAGAATATTTTCCAGCGGTAGGCGGGTTAAACCAAGAGGCTCCCCCTTTATCTTTAAGCCCTGGCGAATTAGTTGACGTTGCAAATTATGAATGTTTGCCGAACGGTGGCTATAGAAGAATATATGGATATGCTTTATATGATGGACAAACAACAGCCTCCCAGTCGGTTCCTGGGTCTGGAGATGTTAAAGGATTGCATATTTATAAAGGAGATCTTTATGCTATTCGAGAGGATGGCACAAACGGAAGAATGTATAAGGCTACCTCTACTGGATGGGTAGAAGTAAATGTAAATAAAACTTGGTCGTTAAATGGTGTTTATAGTTTTTGTAACTATAACTTTCAAGGACAGGACGATCAGGAAAAAATGTTTATAGTTAATGGGGTGGATCGAGCTACAGAGTTTGATGGCACTAATTACACAACCATTACTACTCTAGCCACTCAAGATAATCCGTCCTATGTTATTGGTTACAAAAAACATTTAGTTCTAGGAACCCAGTCATCTCTGCACATATCAGAAATTGGAAATCCAAATGGCTATACTGTGGCCCTTGGTGGAGCAGAGGTAGCGGTAGGAGATTCGATTACCAATCTCAAAGAACACGCAAGCGCATTGATAGTTGGGTGCGAAGATAATACTAAGACTTTGTACGGAACATCCGCTGCTGACTGGCAGCTTGACGATCTCAATAAAGCCGGAACATATTCTGGAACTATGCAGTCTATAGGTGGTCAGGTTGTAGGTTTGGATAGGCAGGGCTTGATGAGCCTAAGCGCAGCGCAGCAATATGGTAATTTTGCATATGCCTCTCTATCAGGGAAGGTTAAAGAATTAATTAAAGCGTTTAATGCTAATAATCCAGTTAGCGTTTTAAATAGAAGTAACGGTCAATACAGATTATTTAACGGCAAAAGCGGTCTGTATTTCACGTTTAATGGCCCAGATCTGATTGGAGTAACTAAAACTAGATTTCCAGACAGAGTAAAATGTGCCGCTTCAGCCATTGACGAAACAGAAACAGAAATAAGTTTTTTTGGAGATGACGCTGGTAATGTGTACAAAATGGATACTGGGTATCGTTTTGGGACTACCAATATATATGCTTTTGTTTTAACGAATTTTACAGCTTATGAAGGCCCTACAGTACGAAAAAGATACAGGCTGATACAGCCCGATATAAGAGTTGATGGTCAGCCAATCAGAGTTAATATTAGAGCTACTACAGATTATGGTCTAGGCGAATCCTCTCGAGGTGAGTCTGGAGATTTATATTCAGCCCCAGGGTCTTTGTGGGATGTATCTGAATGGGATGGTTTTTCTTGGGGCTCCACTTACTCAAACGATGCTAAAATTAGAGTATCGGTAACGGGTGCAAATATGGGTGTTTATATAGCTACAAATGGTGCTGAAAATTCAGTGCATACGATTCATGGGGTAACTCTCCACTACTCTCCAAGGAGGTTGATGCGGTGAGTAATAATTATGTTCCTAATTTATCAGATCTACTTGCTGGCGAATTAGCAAGGGCCGCTGATATTAATACTAGATACGGCCATCTTGTATCTGGTTTTGATAAGCTGCCAGCTCCGCTTGCCAGTGGTCAAGGTTTCTCTGATCCTGTTGTAGTCGGCACTCCAACTCTTGGCACTCACGCAGTACCAAAGTCTGTTATGGATGCTGTAGAAACAGGTGTTATAACTAATAGAGATGCTACAGCGGTTTCTGCTGCGGCAGCGGCAGTTTCAGAAACTAATGCAGCCACTAGCGAAACCAACGCAGCGGCTTCTGCTACTGCGGCGAGTACGGCTCAAGTAGCTGCGGAAACTGCTCAAACTGGAGCTGAGACTGCTGAGACAGGGAGTGTAACAGCAAAGACTTCTGCAGAAACAGCTCAGACAGCCTCTTTAGCTAGTCAGAATGCTGCTGCGGCAAGTGCGACTGCTGCGGCTTTATCTGAAACTAATGCTGCGGCTTCAGAAAGCGGTGTAGCAAGTAATACAGCAGCAGCGCAAACAGCAGCGACTAATGCGGCTGCTTCAGAGGCAGCGGCGACATCTTCTCAAGCTGCTGCTGCGTCAAGTGCAACAGCGGCCAGCACATCAGAAAGTGCTGCCGCAACTAGCGCGACTGCTTCGGCTACAAGTGCCACAGCTAGCCAGACTGCAAAAACAGCCTCAGAAACAGCTCAAACAGCTGCCGAGACAGCTCAAGCAGCTGCGTTAGTAAGCCAGAATGCTGCGGCTGCTAGCGTTACTTCTGCTGCTACTAGCGAGACAAATGCGGCTTCCAGTGCCACAGCAAGCGCAGGATCGGCAACAGCTAGTGCTGGTAGTGCGACTACAGCGGCAGCTACGTTAGTGACTTTTGAAGAATTGTATTTGGGCTCTAAAGCAAGCGCCCCAAATTTTGACAACCAAGGCGGGGCTTTAGTTGAAGGAGCTATGTATTTTAATTCAACCTCCAACAAAATGTTCGTTAGAACTTCTGCTGCGGCTTGGACGGAAACAGGAAGCGCAGTTAATGGAACAAGCAATAGATCTGTTACTGTAGCGACTTCTAATCAAACTACATTTTCAATAACTTACGATGTAGGTTTTGTTGATGTTTATCTAAATGGCTCAAAGCTCCACGCCGGAGTAGACTTTACGGCAACAAACGGCACAACTGTTGTTCTAAATACTGGTGCAGCGGCGGGTGATATTGTAGACATGGTTGCTTACGGAGCTTTTAACGCAGTAGTGCAAGTTAAAAATCCAGACGGCGGTTTTGCAAATTCCAGTTACACCCCAGCACAATCAATAGACGGAGGTACAGCAAGTGGCTGACATAATACAGATTAGGCGTGATACAGCGGCAAATTGGACAAGCGCCAACCCAACACTCGCTAATGGCGAAATGGGACTTGAAACCGATACAGGTAAGTTGAAAGTAGGTGACGGAACTACCGCATGGACATCGGTAAGTTATTACACGCTGGGAACTGTTGGCACAGCGCAGTATGCCGATGCGACTGCTAACTTTACTGGCGATTTGCAGAAAGGGGGTAGCACAGTACCCGCTCTTGGAGATACTACGGCCAATTTTACTGGAACGCTTCAGCAGGGCGGCTCTAATGTTGTTGTAGATAGTGATATAGGATCTACAGTGCAAGCCCATGATGCGAACCTTACAAGTTTTTTAGGCGCGGTTGACCTACCAGTGGCCGATGGGAGTGCCGATCAAATTTTGAAAACCGATGGCTCGGGTACAGTATCATTCGGTGACGCTGCTGCTGGTGGAGGTGCTACTTATGCCCCGACGGCTGGCACAGAAGCCTATAGCACTCATTATAAAGATTTTTTTGTAGCTCAAGGTTGGGGAGCTTGTCAGAGCGCGGCTGGAAGTTCTTATCTGGGTGTATTTAGAAGTCGAGATGCTACAGCAACTAATAAGGCAAAATCTAACCGATTTATAATTGTTCAGCCTTTTGATTCAACGCAACTATCAAGACAAGCTGGTGTTTACAATAATGGTTTTTCTTCAGCTTCATTTTCAGTGGTTCCTTCGACTAGAACAGTAACTTGGGATTCTACTGCCGGAGGGGGAACTAGCGACTGGTATAGATTCTGGAATTATACGGGTTACAACGGCAATATTCATTCTACACAACAATACTTCTCGATTGCTGGTGGTGGGCAAGTAAGCATGAACGGTAATATTGTTTGGTCTGGTTATAGCAGCCATCAATTTGTTGTGGGTACTTTAGCTTGGGGTGCAAATGGCGCTTGGAATGACCAAAATACAGCAGTAGGGTCCGGCCAAGGATTGCATCATTCAAACGGAAGCCGCTTAACGCTACCGATTGACGATTCAGCATCTGGGTATGGCTTTAATACTGGTTATAACCAGCAAAATTCTATGGCTAGTTTTAGGGTTATTACTTATACAGGAAGCGCAACGGCTCCTTTATTCGGAAATATTACAACGTGTCAAAACACAAGTTCAAGCACAGTAGAAAAAGTTAATATGATTAATCAGCCAGGGATTTATCCTTCTTCCAGCTACGACTATCCAGTTGATATCTGTCGATACAATGTAGGCGGTACATTTTCAGCTCAAACATTGAATTATCAAGGAACGGCAAGTGGGGAAATAACTACTGGTTTTGATAGATCAAGCTACCAATGTCTTGCTTTTCTACTGCGGAACGCTTCAGGTGTTCCGGTTGTGATGATGTATGACACTAATTGGCAAGCTTCTCTATGGACAAATTATAGTACCGCCCCTACATTTTTTCCAAATGTCAATCGGCATTGGAGGCCTAAACATGGTATCAATTACGGCGGCAGAGGCGGTTTCGTTGCAACAGGTGTAGAAAATGAGTTTATCTGCTTTGATTCTGAATTTCCGTATTATGACTACTACACAGGGCAAAATACACTTAAAAAATTTAAAATTGATCCGACTAACGGTAAATTTACTGATATCTATTACTGCAATATAGACAACAGTGTCTCTGGCTGGTGGACGAAACAAGTCGTCCAAACCCCATATGAGCTTTACGGTTTATATGGCGATGACGGAAATTCATCTACGATCACACATTTCTTGGTTATCAGGAAAGAAAATGTGGTCGAAAGAAATCAGTTTGGGGCGCAAGTGATTGATTTACCCGCTGCAAGTGATTGGATCGCTTACCCTGCAAATTAATGGAGTTTAAAAATGGCTAATAATTTAGATGAATTTAGAGTAGAAAGAAACGCAGCTTTGCAGGCAACCGACTGTCTTTATCTTTCAGATTTGCAAGAAACATTAAATTTAGATGAAGCAAGTCTCGCAACGCTAGACATCTATCGCCAGCAACTTAGAGATGCGACTGAAGGGGTTACGGATGATAACGCTTCTGAGGCTGTATTGCCCAAGCCAGTTGATCCCTTTATAGCGGCTTTTCTAAAAATTGATATTAGTTAGGAGATATCATGAGTAAAGCAAGAGATATAGGCGATAGTGCTGCTGTTATAAATTTCTTGGATGGATCTACATCTAATATTCAGAATCAGCTTAGTACGCTCGATACAGCAATAGGTAATGTCAGCGTTACAAGCGGATCGCTTACGAAAACCTTTGCGGCTGATGAGACTGCAACCGTTACTTTAACAGGTAATGTTCTCGCACCAGTAGTAACAGCTACAAAGGAAGTCGCGCAAACAGGTGTCACTAATAACGATTGGGATGCTGCGGCTGGAAGTTACACGTTAGAGAATTCTGCACCCGCTACGACTTTAAACTTTAGTTTTTATGAAATTTCAAGCGCAACTTATGACAGTACAACCTTTGGTACTCCTCAAGAAGCGGTATTGCAAGGAGTAGCTTTTAAAACTGATGGAACGAAGATGTTTGTTACTGGCAGTCAAGACAAGAAAGTGCAGCAGTACAGTCTCAGTACAGCTTGGGACATTAGTACGGCGAGCTTTGACAGTGTGGATTTTAGTTTATCGAGTCAAGATACTTTTCCTACAGGTTTGACCTTTAGTGCAGATGGAACTGAGCTATATGCCGTTGGAAATACTAACGGAAATACATACCAATATTCACTTTCAAGTGCATTTGATATGACAAGTGCCAGTTATACGCGCACATATACATCTTCTTCTCAAGACAATGACCCACAGGGTGTGCAGTTTAACTCAAGCGGTACTCGAATGTTCATTGCAGGTAAGCAAAATCATGCAATTTGTGAGTATGAATTAAGTACGGCATGGGACATATCAACCGCCAGTTACACAGATAGTTTTTCGGTTTCGTCACAAACAACTTCATTAAGTGATGTGGCATTTGACGATACAGGTAAAAAAATGTTCGTCATAGCTAATTCACCTGATGAAATTTTCCAGTACAACTTAACAACTGCTTTTGATGTTAGCACCGCTAGTTATTCTAATAAGAATTTTAGTTATGCTAACCAAGAAGCGGATGGTATGGGATTAGCTTTTAACAATGATGGGACAAAATTCTATATAGCGGGTGCAGATGGTGACCACATTATCGAATATGATATGACAGGCAGCAGTTTGTCTCTTGGGTCTGGTTCGTTTGCAAGTGGTGATGTCGGAAAAACAATTTATGCCAATTCTGGAAGTGTTGTTTTAACAGATACTGCCGGTTCATATACAGTTGTCACAGCACTGTCATCAACCAATCAGGTTGCTAGTGGAAATTGGACTATGTTCGCAGCACTGTACGACTCGACTGCTGATGTTTTGAAACCTAGCGGAATTGCGGGTGCAGGGTTTGATCTTTCTGTTGCGTCTTATACAGGAGATACACTTGCCGCTAATATCTTGCATGGGATGTGTTTTGGTAATAACGGTA